GAGGAGCGCATCGTCGCGATCGATGCCGAGGGCCCGAACGACATTCGGATCCGGCCCATCATCAAGGGCGAGCGCGCGCAGTACGGCGCGGCCGGGTGGGCGAAGGCGATCAACGACTTCATTCGGAGCGTCGCGCTCGGCGGCACCGGCGGCGGGCTCGGGGTGGGGCCGCAAGGCACCCAGGGCCCGCAGGGCGCCGCGGGCAAGGGCGGCGCGCAGGGCGTCCAGGGCGTCCAGGGGAAGGGCGGGTTCCTCGGCTTGCCTGGCGAGGACGGCACCATCGGCGTCCAGGGGCCCCAGGGCGACGCCGGCGACACCGGCACGGGCGGCGCCGCCGGCGAGGATGGTGAGCCCGGTGACACCGGCGCGCAGGGCAAGGCGGGCGCGCAGGGCGCCGCCGGGCCCGCCGGCAAGGGCGGGAGCACCGGCGACGCCGGCACCGGCGGGGCGCAGGGCTTCCAGGGCACCGCCGGCAAGGCGGGCGCGCAGGGCGCGCAGGGTGCCCAAGGCGCGCAGGGCGCGGCCGGCAAGGGCGGCGCGCAGGGCAACCAA